GGTAACTTAAAATGTATAAAGTAACCGCACATCCCGACTGGGAGCATGAAATTGGACATGAGGCTCAGATCCGGTTGCGCCGTAACAACGAACGATTAGTTGAAGGTTCCGATAAGGTGGTAATGTCGCCATTTAAATCTGTTTCGGACGAAGAGATTGTGGCTTTTGTTGAAGGCACTTTTGATTCTGGGCTATATTCGGATACGTTGGTAGATATCGAAAACTCAAACCTTTCCAAATTAGGGCCGAGGTCGATCGCTAAACCTTGGAGTGAAAGGAGAGAGTCTCTCGTCGCATATTTTAGTGATATACAAGCTTATACTAAGAGTGAGTTTATTCAGCGAGTGCTAGAGCTGAAAACAAGGTATAAGATCGAGAGTAGGTTGCACCCGGTTGGAGATCAAATCGTACTCCAATCCTTCGACGCTGCCAAAGCTGGTAGTTTACCATTGATGTTGAAGAAACGGGCTTACATCCAGGATCAAATTAAGGATGAAGAGGCTGACAAGTGGCCAGCCGTGGTCTACACTCGAACTCAGGAAGGTGGCAAGACGCGTAATGTGTTAGGTACGTCTTATGCGGATCAGTTTCGAGAAATGAGATATTTTATCGCATTCTTGAAAGTCGAAAAGTTGGTAGAATGGCGATCAGCAATCACCACGCCAGACGGTGTTGATCAGTCAATCTCACACATGATTAATTCCATGTGGGAAGGCGAATCAATAATTTGCCTCGACTTTTCAGCTTACGATTCATCTGTGGGTCCAAACCATAGTGGAAGCTCGTTCGCATATATCGCGGCTCACTTCGCCAAAGCACATTGGGACGAAATCTATGACGTGTACTATCGATTCTGTTCAGTGCCTTTCTACACTCCTGATGGTGAGTATTCCGGTTTTCACGGGGTACCGAGTGGCAGCGTATTCACTAACACCGTTGACTCAATAGCTCAGTTTCTCATTCTCACTGAGCGTCAATCTCTCGTCTCTGGAAGTGATAGTATCCAGATTCAAGGGGACGACGGCATTTTCCGAGCTCCAAATGAAAATGTTGATGCGATATTTAGTAGCTTCGAGCAGGCTGGATTCAATGTTAACCACGATAAGTCTGATATCTTTAGCACTAAAGAAGGTCATTTTCTCCAACGATATTACAACCCCATCTACCGCGGAAAGGTTAGCGATATGGGAGGCGTGTACAGTATAGGTCGAGCTCTGCTGCGCATTAAATATTTGGAGAAGTTCATAGACGGTATTGGACCTGAAGAAGATATAACAGGCGATGATTATTTCGCTCTCCGCACTATATCAATACTCGAAAATTGTAAACATCACCCTCACTTCAGGGACATCGTCAACTTCGTGAAAGATCGGGATCGCTCTGCGCTCCAATATTCCGAAAACGCAATAGTGAAATTCGAGAATCACTCTTCCCGCAGGACTAATCGCGAGGTGACCAATCAGTATGGGGATCAAGGTGGAATTGAGTCCTTTGAAACCGTAAAACTGTTGGCTGCTTAATAGTCCGGGAACATCCTTGAG